GAAAGAAATTGACATAGCCAAGGGAATGTACAAGTTGGACAGAAGTGTAAAAAGAAAATATAGACAATGGCGGTCACCGAAACAGTAAAGATTGAGGGCGATGCTAAAGGCCTCGAGGATACGCTTAATAAACTCAACGATAGCACCGAGAAACTTGCGGACAACATCAGCGAGGTATCGTCTATTGCTAAGAAAGGATTCGACAACGTAGGCAAGGGAGCCAAAACCGCAGCGAAGGCCGTAGAGGCTACCAAGGGCGGCATATCTAAATTGGTTGGGGCTATCAAGAGCCTAACCATTATTGGCGTTGTTGGTGACACCATCACGGAGGTGTTTACAGGCAACCAAAAGGTAGTTGACCTTTTTAACATCACCATAAACACAATCAAGATTCTATTTAGTGACCTTGCCGAGGTGGTGTTTCCAGCCGTTGCGGAAGCGTTGGATAAAATCTTTAGCGACCCAGTGCAGGCAATTAAGGACTTTGGTTCATTGGTTGTTGAATACGGATTGAATCTATTTAAGCAGATGGGCAACGCCATCGGTGCGCTTGGTAGTTCACTTGTGGCTTTCTTTAAAGGCGACTTTGCGGAAGCATCTAAATTGGCCAAGGAGGCATTTAGCGAGGTTGTAGACGGAGTTGTTGGAGTTGAGGAAGGTGGCATCGAAAAGATACAGAAAGCAGCGGAGCGACTAACTAAACGAGTTAAGGAAGCGGTTAAGGATGGCGAGAAGCTAAACCAATTGGAGAAGGCCGCAGCGAAGGCGGACGTAGAGCGTCAGAAAATTCAATTAAAGGCTCAGACATTGGCCGAGAAGCAACGTCAAGCACGAGACGATGAGTTCGCATCTATTCAAGAGCGCATTGAAGCCAACGAGAAACTCGGCAAGATTCTGGAACAACAATATCTGGACGAAGCGGCTCAGATTGACAAGAAAGTAGCATTCGCCCAAGCGCAATACGATATCAACAAGACAACGGAGAACTACGTTGCCCTTGAGCAGGCACGTTTAGAATTGATAGACCTTGAAGAACGCCTTGAAGGCCAGAGGTCGGAGCAGAAAATGAATTACATATCGTTACTGCGTGAACAAAACGACATCGAGAAAAGCAACACGGAAGCATACCTAACTCAATTAGAGAATCAGTTAAACGCAGATGCCGAGTTAATCGATTCGGAGCGTATGCGCCTAAATTCACAACTGCAAAACATCGACATCTTAAAGACGGCACGACTTGCCGCCATTGAAGACGAACTAAACGCAACGAAGGAAGGCACGGCTCGGTATGCGGAGTTGATTAATCAACGAAACGAAATAGAGCAAAATGCATCTATTGAAACCGCCAAGATTAAGAAAGACCTAAACCAAAAAGACATTGAAGACCGTAAGATGGTTAACGATGCTTATATGAATCTGGCGCAGCAGTCGCTATCGGCCTTGGCTTCTCTTTCTGAGTTGTTCGCAGGTGATAACGAAGCACGTCAACGTAAGGCGTTCCAGTTGAACAAGGCCTTGCAGATTGCCGATGCCACGATGGCGACCTACACGGCAGTTGTTGGGGCGTTGAGCGCAAAGGGAGCCGATGGTCTATTGCCTTTCCCTGTGCGGGTAGCCAATGCCGTTGCTGCTGGAGTTATTGGTGCAGCGAATGTCGCTAAGATTGCAGCCACCAAGTTTGACGGAGCCGAAGGGCCAAGCCCAGACACTTCGTACTCGCCAACCTCCGCAGGAGCGTCTACAACGCCTCAATTTAACGTGGTAGGTCGTGGTGGTGTAAACCAGTTGGCCGAGTCCGTAAACGGAATGAACGCAAGACCCATCCGTGCCTATGTGGTAGCGGGTGAGGTTACATCACAACAGAACTTAAATCGTCGTAGAGCAAGAACCGCAACATTCGGATAATGAAAGTAATTGAATTAGTTTTAGAGGACACGGAAGGCCTCAATGGCATCAACGCCATCAGCATCGTAGAACATCCCGCTATTGAGGAGAACTTTATTACGTTGTCGAAAGACCACGAGGTACAGTTCGCCAAGCAGGATGAGGAGAAGCGCATCTTGATGGGTGCAGCCTTGATTCCTAACAAGACCATCTACCGCAACCAAGGCGGGGAAGAGTTTTACGTCTACTTCTCAAAAGAGACGGTGCGTAAGGCATCCGAACTATTCCTAATGCGTGGCTACCAAGGCAACACAACGCTCGAACACGCAGCCGAACTCAATGGCTTGTCTGTGGTTGAGTCGTGGATTGTCGAAGACCCGCAAAAGGACAAGACGGCTATTTACGGAATGGAGTTGCCTGAAGGAACTTGGATGGTATCTATGAAGGTAAACAACGAGGACGTATGGACGAACTACGTTAAGACTGGCCGTGTTAAGGGCTTTTCAATCGAGGGCTACTTCGTTGACAAGCTGCAAATGGAATCCCACTTGGAGCGCATCGAAGAAGAGGAGGCTGAGTTCTTGCTTTCGAACATTATTGCCAAGATTAAAAAGGATGGTCGCCTTAAGAGCAAGAAGCGAGTCGAAATGGAGTCATACACAGACTACCCAGAGGCCGTTCGCAACAACGCCAAGCGTGGCATCGAACTAAACGAGAAAGGCGGTAACAAATGCGCCACGCAAGTGGGCAAGATACGAGCGCAACAACTGGCAGACGGAAAGCCTGTAAGTGTTGAGACTATTAGCCGTATGTATTCCTACCTATCAAGAGCCGAAGCATACTACGACGAATCCGATACGGAAGCCTGTGGTACTATTTCCTTTTTGCTATGGGGCGGACTTGCCGCCAAGCGTTGGTCTGAATCTAAATTAAAAGAACTCGGTAAACTATGAAAGAGACTCCAAGTCGCACATCACCCAAGAACGGCAAGCGTGGCTGCCTGTGCAAAAACAACACCTACTCCTCCAAATGCTGCGATGGTTCGCTTCGTGCTCAGGGAGTTGGCCCTGTTAATAAAGCCCCGAATTTGTAACAAAGTAAACCCAATTAAATTAGTTGAAATATGAAAGCGAGCGAAATTTTCACCAAATTCTTTGCGGAGCTATCCGCAGTAGAAGCAGAGGTTAAGTTGGCGCAAGCCAAACTTGACAACGGAACTGTCCTCGAGGCTGAAGCATTTGAAGCAGGCCAACCCATCTTTATCGTTAGCGAAGAAGACCGTATTGCCGTTCCAGTAGGAGAGTACCTGATGGAAGACGGACGTGTTTTGGTCGTTACCGAAGAAGGCGTTGTTGGCGAAATCAAAGAAGCAGCAGCCGAAGAGGAAACACCAGAGGTAGAGATAGAGGTTGAGGCCGCTATTGACCCTTCTGTTGAAGACAAGATTAAGGAGCTTGTAATGCCCCTTATCGAAGAAATGAAGGCGGAGTTGTCCGCAATGAAGGAAGAGATGGGAGCCTACAAGAAGAAGCAAGAGATGTCTTCTGACGTACCTGCCGCATCCGCCATCAAACACAATCCAGAAGGTTCAGTTAAAGAGGTAGTAAGCCTGTCGCAAAACTCGCCAGAGTCTGCCCTTGACCGTGTCCTTGCCCGTTTAAACAAATAAATCCAAATAACAAATGCCCACTAACACTTCTATCACCACGACGTATGCTGGCGAATTCGCTGGCAAATACGTTGCCGCCGCTCTGTTGAGCGCACCTACCTTGGACAAAGGTCTCATTGAGATTATGCCCAACGTACTTTACAAGTCAGTTATCCAAAAGGTTAACACCGACGACATCTTGAAGGACGCTACTTGCGACTTCGACCCTACGTCTACCGTTACCTTGACCGAGCGTATCTTGACCTTGGAAGAGTTCCAAGTTAACTTGCAGATGTGTAAGAAGGACTTCGAGCAAACTTGGCAAGCCGTTGAGATGGGATACTCTGCATTTAAGAATATCCCTAACTCTTTCACCGACTTCTTGATTGCCTACGCCGCCGAGCGTGTTTCCGCTCGCATCGAGCAAAACATCTGGGCTGGTGTTAACGCATCTTCTGGCCAGTTCGCTGGTTTCCAAACATTGTTCGCTGCTGATGGTGACGTTGTAGACGTAACTGGAACCACCGTTACCGCTGCTAACGTTATCGCCGAGATGGGTAAGGTAGTTGACGCTATCCCTGCTGCTCTGTACGGCAAGCCTGACGTTTACTTGTATGTATCTCAGAACGTTGCTAAAGCCTATGTACGTGCATTGGGTGGATTCGGAGCTTCTGGTCTGGGTGCAAATGGTGTGAACAACCAAGGCACTATGTGGTACGGTTCAGAGCCTTTGTTCTTCGACGGAATCCCCGTTGTATTGGCCGAAGGTCTTTCCGCTAACCGTATGGTTGCAGCTCAGAAGAGCAACTTGTTCTTCGGAACTGGCTTGTTGAGCGACAAGAACGAAGTTCGCCTGATTGATATGGCTGACATCGATGGTTCTCAGAACTTCCGCTTGGTAATGCGTATGAGCGCAGGCATCCAGTACGGTATCGGTTCCGACATCGTTTTCTACGCCTAATTTTAAATCAAATCCTTGAAGGGGGTGGTGGTGTAATAACGCCCCACCCCTTTCTTTTTTAACTTACTAAATACAAACAAAATGGCTTGTGCATTATCCCTCGGCCGTATCGAACCCTGCAAGGACGTTGTAGGTGGTTTGAATGCGGTTTACTTTTTGAACTACGCAAACCTGACGGTGACTTATGATGCCACCAACACGGATGCGATTGACGTTCTCGGAAGCGGATTGACCGCTTACAAATACGAATTGAAAGGAACCTCTTCTTTCGAGCAGGCGGTAACTCCTTCTCGTGATAACGGAACCACATTCTTTGACCAAACCTTGAACCTGACCTTGCACAAGTTGAGCAAGCAGTCTCACAAGGAAATCAAGTTGATGGCCTATGGTCGTCCGATTGTTATCGTTGAAGACCGCAACGGTAACTTCTTCGTTGCTGGCTTGAAGTACGGTTGCGAGGTTACAGGTGGTACTATCGTTACGGGTGCTGCTATGGGCGATATGAGTGGTTACACTCTGACCCTAAACGGACAAGAGCCAGTTCCTGCGAACTTCTTGGACGGTACCTTGACTGCTGCTGGTATTACGACTATCGTTTCAGGAACCGATTTTTAATTATCTTTGAGGAATGAATAAGCCCTTAGAGATTATCAATCGGATGCAGAAGGTTGAGTTAGCAAGTGCTGACCAAATCGCTGCACGAGTCAACATTATGGAGAAGACAGTTGATGACGCTGACCGCATTTATACAAATGCAATGGCTGAAGCAAACCAGTTCTTCTATGCTGCACAATCCTATAACAAGGCAATCAAGGAAGCCATCCTTACCTTCAACTACTTGAAGGGTTCGGACATCTACTTGAAGGATTTGGAGAAAATCAAGTCGCAGATTGCTAAGGCAGAAAAAGAATTGGGCGTAGATGTTCCAGAGCCTATTGACATCGCCAAGGCAGAACGAGTTATCAAGGAGTCAATGAGCTGGGCAAGTAAACTCAAGACAATCGTTGACAAGTTCAAAGAGGTTAATGTTTAACCAATCAAAACTTCAGAAAGGCCACCTTCGGGTGGCTTTTTTGTTTGTAAGAAAAACAAAACGTCCGCCCTGAGTTAATTAAAAGATGAACATCTTAACAACAAGCGCATCGTCTCAAAACCTCGTTATCATTCCGAGGTCGTTTCCTGCTTCGGTGGTTGTCAAGTTAACCAACGAGTCAACTAACACATCGCAGCAACAGACGAGAACACCAACCTCCGCAAATGGCTATATGACCATCGCTGCGGCTTGGGTATTGGAAGAGGCCAACTTCTACTTGTTGGAAGTATTTAGCGGCTCGAACTTAATCTACCGAGGTCGGGTGTTTTGCACCAACCAAACGAACTTCGAGAAGTACACCGTCAACTCAGGCGTGTACACGCAGGAGACGGCGGGAGATAATACATTTGTAATTATATGAGCAACATTCGATTCGTAGCAATGAACTCCTACGTTCGCCCCGAAATTAAAGAGGTGGCGAATAAGGGATGGGTGGAGTACGGTGACGACAACAACTACTTCCAGTATTTGATTGATAGGTACAA